ATCACACGACCAAACAAACGATAATTCGTGGGGTCAAGATTATAAGCATAAATTAATTAAACTAAAGAAAGGAGAATAATTATGGAAACATTAATATTACCATTTTTGACAATATTATTTGTTGTAGCACTTTTTTCTGTTATTAGATTAGCAGTATGGGTTTTAGAGAAATTAGGTTTTTGAATAAACTAAACAAGGAGTAAGAATTATGAAATACCAAATAATTTATGCTGACCCTCCTTGGAAATATAAAGAGAATTGGGGTAATGGCAGTAATGAGCATACCTACAAGACGATGACCACTGAACAAATCAAGGAGTTACCCATTGAGGACTATATAAACGATAAGGCACATTTATATTTATGGGTTACAAATCCATTTATAAAAGAAGGACTAGAAATATGTGAAAGCTGGGGATTTGAATATAAAACTCTTTTAACTTGGGTGAAAACATATAGAAATGGAGAACCAGAAATGGGAATGGGATATTACTTTAGAGGTTCTACTGAACATATTATATTCGGAGTAAGGGGTAAAATGAAGATTGGGAATAAGAATACCAAAAATATATTTAACTATGTTAATCCTCAAAAACTCGGATTCAAGCATAGTGCCAAACCACAAGACATTAAAAGTAGAATTGTTGAGTGGAGTGGCAATATACCTCGCATAGAACTCTTTGCTAGAGAAAAAACTAAAGGTTGGGATTCTTGGGGGAACGAAGTTAAAAGCGATATAAAACTTTAAGAATACTATAAAAAAGTAAAAATTAAACTAAACAAACAACTATGATTAAAAAAACATTAGGATACATTTTAATAGTTTCGCCGATAGTAGCGATGATAATATGGGCAGTTCCAACAATACCAGCAGGAGACCTTGTTATTCTTGGTAAGCTCGCCATAGCTCTCGGTATGGTAGCGTTAGGAATTCATTTAATAAATAGTTAAAATTATGAAACAAAGAGAAATAAAATTTAGAGTGTGGATAAAATCTAATAAAGAAAATTGGAGAGGTGTTAATAATTTTAAAACATTTGATTGGAATAATAAAATGAGAAATGTCGATTCTATTTATTTTCCATTAAATAAATTATCTGGAAAGGATATTACCTGTAAATCTATATGTAAAGATGACAATTATGCCGATGGATGGATTACAAACAATGAATGTATTTTAATGCAATACACAGGACTCAAAGACAAAAACGGAAAAGAGATATATGAATTTGATTGTTTTAGTGTGTGGAATGTCATATATGAAGTAATGTGGGTTGGTGCTGGGTTCTGGTTGGTTAATCCAGATAAAAAGGATATTGAATTAATTCCAAGTTTAATGAATAATCTTAAGATTTTAGGAAACATATATGAAAATAAAGAACTTTTAAAATGATTAAACACATTATAATTGAACTCATCTTATTAGCAGTCCTTATTATCGCAGGAATAGTAGGGTTATACATCTGGTTTATTCGGCAGTTGGATAAATTGGAAATAAATAATAGGGATTAAAAAAGGGTATTGACACCCCTTAGACGAGATGATAGAATTGTAGTATATGAAAAAATGTTCAAAGTGTAAAAAAGTAAAAGAGAATAATTGTTTCAACCTAGACAGAAGAGCTTTAACTAATTTACAATCCCATTGTCGAGATTGTCAAGGACAATATCTAAATAGATATAAGATAGATTATGGATTAGGAGCTGGGACTATATCAAGATATGGATTTAGATTAGCTTTAGAGGTTTATGAAAGATGTAACCGAAGATGTGTTGAGTGCGGTGAAGAAAATGATTTAACAATTCATCATTTAGATAATCAAGGTCGCAACTATGAAAATAAAGGATTAAAAGTTAATAATGACAAGGATAATTTAATAGTTCTTTGTCGAAAATGCCATGGAGGATTACATAGTAGAGAATATTGGGCAAACCGAAAGTGAGGCAAGATGAAAACAACAGATAAAAAACGCAGATGTAAAACCTGTTTTAATTGGTTCACCCCAACGGCAGGGGCACAACGATATTGTAATTCCTCTTGTTATCCAATGTATCAAAAAAACTATCCGCAATTCATTTGCAGTTGCGGACATAGGTATAAACTCCGATTTGACCCAACCAGTTTTAAGGATTTGGATAAGTATAGAAAGGCTCGGTGCCCAAGATGCAGAAAAAAGATTCGTCCTGTATAAATCCTAAACCATTTCCATCTTTTGGCTAATGCGGTTGTATGTGGCTTATATTAGCCGTTAGGAGCAGTTATCCCCAGATAGCATTTGACATTTGTTAAAAAATAGAATACAATTACTATTATGCGAACACAAGTTGACAACTTTGTAAGTATTTCCATTGGAGGATACACCGACAAGTTTTTTGTCGGTTTTTAATTTTGCTCCCTAACATATAATTATTAACTTAAAGACATTTTTTATAATTTTGAATTCTATCTTGGGGGGCAAGATTAAAAACTCGTGTAAGATAGCAACTCATTGAAAATTATAAGTTCTGGGGGCACCCCCTAATCTTGTGAGATTAGAAAGACAGACAGGATTATATTATACGATACATTTCCGCAAGAAACTTCCATATTCCACATTGAACAAAAGCATAAGCAGTTAAAGCCAGAAACACAAATATCATCCAGCAGATACAGCTTCGTTCCTCATACCTCCTCTTTAGTTGTTTTTTATGATAGATATAGTCCATAGTTCCTCCTTTTATTTGTTCTTTAATAGTTTATAGTAATCCATTTTGGTTTGAATATAGTTATTTTTCTAATCCATTTTTTATCGTTTTTCAGAATTTCTTTTAATAAGTTCCTAATTTGTTCATCAGAATAACATATAAATTCTTCCTTAAGCCAACGATATTTGAATTCTCGTATTGTTTTAGGTGTTGGATTCAGTTTTGTATTTTTTATAATTTCTTTTTTCATAAATTTATCACTTCCTTAAAATAACTCTAAAATATTATTTTTTATAAGCTTTCCGAGCACACTCAAATCCACAAGCGTAAGCATTTTTCAATGCCTTTTTAACTTCAGTTTCAATAAATAATTTGATATTTTCTTTATGGTTATTAGCCCATAAATCTTTATTAGTTAATTTATTTAAAACTTCTTTTTGATTTCTTTCAGCAACAAATAGTTCTTTTTGTAACTGTTCAGTAATAATCTTTTCCATAATAAATCTCCTTATTAATTTAGAACGCCCGACATAACGCCCTTTTAATTAGTATCCCTTTATAAGCCAACCAAATCGGTCAATCGTAATAGTATTGTGATTTGTTGATTGATTGGCTAATAACAGGACATTAACCACCGTATTTGATAACTCCATTGTTCGCTGTGCCAATGAAGTTATCTGTCCAGCGATTAGCTAGTTTGTTTTTCCTCGCATTTATCGCAATAGAATTCACTTGTATCGCCTTCCCAGTCTTTATCAGTCATAAAGTCGCCTTCCTCCGTTATTGCATACTTCTGCCACCAGTCTTGTATATTTATTGTAGCTGGTTTGCCACAAATATCGCACTTATAGTCATGTTTAGTTTTTTTCATAATAAATCTCCTTTTTTAAGTTATTAGGAATTTCCTAACAACTGAATTCAAGAATACCCACGACTATTTAGTATTCTCTTATTAGCCCATCAAATCGGTTATCCTAATAATATATAAATATGTGGATTGTTGATTGACGAGCTAATAAGAGAGCGCTAACCACCGTATTTGATAACTCCACTCATTCGCTGTTATGAATGAAGTTATCTATCCAGCTCCTACGATTTTATTTCACGAGCCACAGGTGATGCCGTTATTTCATCTTCAAATTGTTCAATTTCATCTTCCATAGACCTCCAACCCCTCGCCAATAAAGCATTAGTTAATTTGGCTTGATTAATTACGATTTTAATAGCTTCTTCTTCGTTTTTGGCTTCAATTACTGCGTGTTTAGAAACTTCCCAGCTAACATTATACTCTTTTAATTTTTTATCCATTTTGTTAAAGATACCAGCGAATACCTTGTTTGACCGCATAACAGCGGTTATGGTTAGCTCCAGCAGTTTAGGATGCTGAAGCTAACTAAACAGCTACTTTAATATTTTTTTAGCATATCTTAATCCTTCGCAATAAGAGTCAAAACTTTTCCAATCAATACTTCTTTTCAAAACATCTCTTAGTAAATCTTCTTTATACATTTTTATAAGATTATTCAAGTATGTTTTTTCTCGGCCAATATAATACCTAACTTCTTTTAATCGTTCTTTATCCATTAATTTTCAAAGACCCCTAAACAAATCTTTTATTTAATAACTCTTATGATTGACACCAGCAGTATCGGATACTGATGTCAATTAAACAGCAATTAATAGATATAGAACTCCACTTCCGTTTTACTAATATACTTTACAATTTCGCCTGACCACCTCATTTTCCATTGTTTATCATTCCAGTAAAGAATACCCTTATCAATAAACAAATCTTTTATTGGCACTATTCTAGTCATATAATTTTGTTAAAGACCCGATACAATCCCTTATTAACTTTACATAAGAAGTCTAACAAATCAAAACAAGCTTGTCAACCCCTGACAAACGGCACAGATAAGCCACGACAAAATAGTTATCCCCAGAATAATGAAAAAATCATATAATATAAAACCAAAACACAGACATAAACAAGCCCTCCAGAACTTGGTGGATAATGGTGGCAATATGGGCAAGGCAATGGTTGACGCTGGCTATAAGAAAAACACAGCTCATACCCCTCAAAAGATGACCGCATCAAAAGGTTTCGTAGCATTACTGGATGATATAGGACTGGACGACAATACAATCGGTTTATTATTAAACAAACACGCCAAGTCATCAGACAAGCGGGCAAGTCTCCAAGCAATTAAGATGGTATTACAAGCAAGAGGACTACTAAAACATAACATAACCTTTGAAAAAGCAGAAAGCGAAGACTATCAAGGATTATAGACGCCCAAAACTGCCCCGTAAGACTAATTAAAAGCAAAAAAGGTATTAAATGGTTATATTTGTAAGATTAGCTATTGACCTTTTAATCTACAACCTATTAACTTATCAACCTATTAACCTGCATCTCTCACACGCACAACATAGAAATAGACAAGAGCATATATCAGTATTGTATTAAAACAACTTATTAAAGCCAATATATATAGGGTATAATCACCATTATACTCATAACCATAAACATACAACCGCATACTTGAGCCAATACCCCCCCCCACCCCCAGACTTGTGTTTTGTTGTAAAATATTGTTATCCTCCCCATAACTATTTTTATAAAATCAGACAAAAAGAAGAAAATAAAATGGCTTAAATAAGCCAAGTGAATTTAAGAAATACAATCCTCGGTAAATAGAGTGCCACTTGGCTTAAATAAAGGGTTAAACAACCATTAAAAAGAGGTTTTCTTTCAAAATAATGTTTTCAAATAAAGAGATAGAACTACAAGAAAGAATAAGATGGACACCCCATAATCCCCAAAAAGAGATTCTTACAGGAATTAAACGTTTTACCGTAATATGTGCAGGAACAAGGTTTGGTAAATCTCAGTTATGTGCTTATTTAGCTCTTAAGAAGCTCTTTAATCCAGGAACTCACATTTGGATAGTAAGTCCAACCTATGATTTAAGCAAAAAGGTCTTTGAACACTTAAACACCTTTTTAGGCAATGGTTTTCCAGAAGACCTTAAAAGGGGCAGAATTAAGATACAACGTGCCGCAGGGAAGCTCTCAGTGCGTCATGTGAGGTTTCAGAGCTGGGTTGAGTGTAAGTCAGCCGAATTTCCCACAGGGCTGTTAGGAGAAGAGTTGGATTTGGTGATTATGGACGAATGTTCCAGAATGAAGGGAGAGGTCTATAATTCGTATATCTCCCAACGTCTTACAAGTAGAAAGGGGTCAGCTCTCTTTATAAGCACTCCGTTTGGACAGAACTGGTTTTATCAGCAGCACATCCAGAATAAGGACGCAGAGGACGGGGTTTCATTTCATTTTACAAGCAAAAATAACCCCTATTTTCCTATAGACGAGTGGGAACGAGAAAAGAAACGGCTCCCTATGGACGTTTTTAATCAGGAGTATGAAGCAGCCTTTTTAAGAGACGCGGCAGCCGTATTCCGAGGAGTTAAAGAAATTGTATCAGGAGAGGTTAAAAACCCAGAAAAGAGCAACTTTTATGTAATGGGTGTAGATTTGGGAAAATACCAGGACTTTACAGTTCTTTCGGTAATTAACCGTAGAAACCATCAGTTAGTTCATTTTGACAGATTCAAGGATATAGATTGGAATTTACAGAAAGCAAGGATTTACGAAACTGCTAAGAAATATAACGGAGCAAGGATTACGATTGATTCTACAGGAGTAGGTGACCCTATCACGGACGACCTTAGAAGGATGGGTTTGGCAGTAGACGACTTTAAATATACAAATAAGTCCAAGACCCAGTTAATTGAAAAACTTTCAATATTTATAGAGCAGAAAAGGTTTAATATCCCGCCAATCGAGGTTCTGATTGATGAACTTGAAGCCTTTGGTTATAAGCGGACAGATAGCGGGAATATACGATATTCTGCTCCAGAAGGATTGCATGATGATTGTGTCAATTCATTAGCTTTAGCAGTATGGCAACTTAGCGAGAACCCCAATAAAAAGAATGAGGAAGCAATGATTTTTAAGCATCCTAAATATTAGCGGAAAATAAATGACAGAGAATTATGACCCGACCAAAGAAGACAAATTGGCTATAGGGCTTATCCAACGCGAAAAACAAGCGTGGGAGAATATTAACATTGTAGTATCAGACGATGTCACCTTCTCTATGCGGGGTGAGATTGACAGCAATCGTAAGAATTATTACGGAGTTTATGAAAATTCAGTAGATGATGATACAGGACTTGATAAGTTATGGATTCCATTAACCGAATGGACGATAGAAACGATTGTTAAGAATATAGATTTAGACACCAAAGATGTAACCATTAAAAACCCTCCAGGTAAAGATTCCAGAATAGCTCAGTTGGTTCGGTTGGTTACTTTACACTTTTTAAAAATAATAGGATTTGGTGAATTTTTGAATGAATTTACCCGTAGTTTAACTATAGACGGCACAGGAATTGCCAAAGCAGTTAGAGTGTGGTCTAAGGAGTATAAGCGTAATCTCCCAAGATTAAGCATCGTTGACCCTTTGAATCTGGTTATAGACCCATCAGCTCATTCTTTACACGATGTTCCTATCCTACAAAAAGCATCAATGACCAAGGATGAGGTGGCAAGAATGCCCTGGGACAATAAGGAGTTTATTCAATACAGCACGGGTTCAGTTCCCACAGCGAATATTTATGAGAGGTGGGGGCTTATTCCTAAGAGCTTGGTAACAAAAGACAAGGCAGATGAAGAGACCTGGCTTCCTGGCACCATCATAGCTTCAGCCCAACCTAAAGAGTCGACAGATAATGTGTCTTCCAGCACAGGACAGCTAGCAGACCAGATAAAGATAATTCATAAAATTAAGCTGGACAAAGGAGCATTTAAGCCTTTTGAAGAGTGTTGGTATAAAAGAGTCCCCAACAGATGGCATGGACGACCTCCTGCTGAGATGATTAAAGGGCTTCAGACTTGGTTAAATACAGTGGTCAATATTCGTAGGGATGAATTGATGAATAAGCTAACTGGTAAGTTTAAATATCGTAAGGGCGTGGGCATTACACGTCAGATGCTGGAATCAATTAAATCAGGTGGGGCTATCCCAGTAGATAATATGGAAGACATCCAGACATTAGTTGAAGGGGATGTCAAGGCTTCAGCATATCAGGAACCAGCTGAAATTATAGGCATGGCGGAAAGGGTAACTGGGACTCATGATGTAGAAACCATAGCTCCTTCGCTGCCAGCAACTACAGCAGTCCTTAAGGATAGAGGTTCAAGGTCTGCGTTTGCTCTCACACAAGAGAACATAGGTTTATTCTTAAAGCGATTCCTGAAAAGACATGTTATCCCACTAATAATAGATTCTTTGAAGCAGGGTGAGATACTGCGTATTACTGGTGAAGCTGAAGACCTTTTGATGATTGACGACATTATGTTGACCAACGCTTATCATAATGAGGTTCTTAATAGAATAGTGGAAACAGGCAGAGTCCCGACAGATGAAGAGGCGGAGATGTTTAAGACAGCATTTAGAGGGCGATTAAATAAACTTGGTAAGGATAGGGATATACAGATTTTAAAAGAATTCTTTGATGTAGATTATGATGTAGACATAGAGATTACTGATGAGAAGTTTGATAAGGCAGTTATGGCCAGAAACTTAATTGATTTAATTCAAGCTCAGCTCCCAGGAATGGATGGCGAAGCCCTTGGAAGAGAAGTTGCTGAGATTATGGGATTAAGTGGTTCAAGATTTACAAACGGACAAAAAACTCCTGCAGCGACACAGGTTGCAGGTCGAGAACCTACAGCTATGTCGGAGTTTCAAAGAGGAAATTTAGAAGGAACATTAAGCCCCAAAACTAAGGGTGTTCCAGTTGCTGCGGCAACACAACAATAATGGATAATAAAAAATTAGCACAAGCAGCTAATACGGAAACTTGGAAAATTATTAAAAAACTCTTAAACGATACAGCAGAGAAGTATTACGGTTGGGGTATTCCTAAACAAAGATTACCAGAAGCTAAGGGGGTTCAGGAGTTTAAGAGCCAAATTATTAGAACAGTGGAAGGGGCAGCAGATGCTTTGCCCACTGGAACCACAGCGGATAGGTCGACCTAGCCTGGAAGGCTACAGCGGATAATGAAGTGAAATTTTATGGTAAACAAACCTTCAATAACCGACCCTCAAGGGGCAGACGTTACCCCTGGAGAAGGTGGTGAAAATGTTACGCCACAGGGCGATAATCTTACCCTTGAGGAAATCAATACGTTGATGAGTCGTGAATACAAAAGCATAGAGGAAGCTCGGAAGGGGATGAAAGAGCAAACTTCTTATATTGGAGAGCTTGGTCCAAAAGCGGCAGAGTTTGACAAAATAGAAGCAGCTAAATCTTCTGAAGAGAAGAATCAAGATGCTAATGTAGCGACCAGCGACAAAATCGCTAAAATGGAATTTGGCATGGAACACCCAGACGCTAAGGGATATTCTGACGATGTTCAGGCTATTGCTAAGCAAAAAGGTGTCTCTATGAGTGAGGCTTATAAGGATTCTGCTTTTGAGAAAATGGTTCAACAGGAACAAAAATTGCAGAAACCAGCAAGTCCTGAATTTGTTGAGGGCGGTAGATTACCAGAAGGGGAAAAGGGTATAACCAAAGAGCAGATTCGTAGCATGCCTATAGAGGATGCTAAGAAAATGGTTGAGGCATTACCTTCTTGGAATCGTCCAATTTCGCAAAAGTAAGCGGAATTTAGATGGCTACAGTTACAATATCTACAGAGGCAGAACTTATTGAAGAATATTATAATAAAGTATTCTTGAATGAACTTCGCGCAAACACAGTATTTGCTGGTTGGGGGTTAAAGAGCACCCACCCAAGGAACCAGGGTGAATTAGTCCATTGGTTGTCTATTGCTGATTTTTCAGCAAGTCCAGCCCTTACCGAAGGGACAGACCCAGATGAGACCAATTTGTCAGCAGGTGACCTTACCGCAGCTTTAGCTCAGTATGGTCAGACCGTTAAAATTTCTGACATCTTACAAGGCACTTGGGTTCCTCAGTCAATGGTAGAAGTGATGGAACGATTAGCCCGTGCAGCTGCATTAGAGATTGATACTGTTATTCGTGACAGTAACTTCACAGCAGGTGGTTCAGCTCAGTATGGCGGGACCGCGGTTGCTCGCAACTCTATTGCCACAGATGGTACATTTGATATGGACATAGCTGAAGTTCGTGAATCTCTTAATAGTCTTGAAACTCTTAAAGCACAACCATACCCAGATGGTTTTTATCGGGGTATTATTAATCAGGACGTTAAGTATGATTTACAGGGCGACACAGCTAACTGGCAGGAAATCCTCAAACACACAGAGAGTGGTATGGGTGATATGCGAACATTTGGCAATGCTGCAAGTAGTGGAATGGGCAAGGGTGTAGTTGGTCGATTATTCGGTGTTGAGTTTATTCTGAGTCAGCAAGCTCTAAAGATGGTTGCTTCTGGTTCGGCTAACACTGATGTTTACCAGTCTTATATCTTTGGTCCAGAACACTACGGAGTTTCAGAATTCGAAGACATCAAAACCATTATTAAGAATCCATCTCCAGTTTCAACATTAGATTTGTATGGAACTGTTGGATTCAAGATGGCTTTTGCTACGAGAGAGTTGAATAGCAGTCGTATGATTCGTGTTGAGAGTGGTGCAGTACTCGGAGACTAAGTTTTGAGTTTGCTATTGTGATAAAGGCAATTAGCAAACGTTCCTAGGGGAGCTTTGAACACATAGAAGCTCCCTGAGGGAACAATTATTATGATAATTCAAAAGACATTTGAGAAATGGTTGCAACAATTTGATAGAAGATTACATATAGAGAAAATCAATACACGTTTCCTTGACGAAAAGACTGGTGAAGAATACACAGAGCTTAATCAAGAGATAGAGGTTTTATATTTAGGCAATAAGCGTTTAATATCTATCCCCAAGGGTTGTAAGGGGGCTAAGGGCTGGTCAAACATAAACGATAAGCGTGGAGACCAAGGATATGAAACAAAAGACGGAACACAGCATCGTTCTCTTACTGGCATTGGATTAACACTATTGGGTAGGAAAATCATTACATCAAGACAATTTGTAAAGCATTTTACAAGTCCTAAAAATAAAGAGATGTTAGAAAAAATGCAACAAAAAGGATTTAAAACATAGCGGATGTTAAGGTGGCGGCTATAGGGAAAGACGTTTTCCGCTGCGTTAATCCTTATAACTGCCGCTTTAGCACTAAATTTATGATAACTACTTCGACAAGTTCGACAAGTGACCCAGCGATTAGTGTGATAACAACGACTTATAATCGTGTTAGTCGTTTAAAAAAAGCAGTTAAATCAGTTCTTAATCAGACATTTACTGATTGGGAACTCATCATTGTAGATGATTATTCAACAGACAAAACCCAAAAGTATTGTGAAAAGATGGTTCGTAAAGATAATAGGATTAGGTATATTAGGCGTAGCTCTAACTTTGGGCAGCATCCACGCCCTAAGAACGAAGGCACGCAAGCTGCGACAGCGGATTTGGTAGCATACCTTGATGATGATAATGAGTATCGTAGAGATCATTTACAAGTTCTTTATAAATATTTAGGAAAAAATGATGTAGTTTATGGAGATAGATGGATAGTAGATGATAGTGGTAAGTTCAAGCCAATGAAGGGCAATTCAAGTGATTTTAATGCTGCACTATTAACTCAGGAAAACTACATTGATACTTCAGACGTGCTTATTCGTAAGGCTTGTATTGAGGCAGTTGGTGGTTGGGACGAGGCATTAGTAAAGTATGCTGATTGGAATTTATGGGTCAGAATGACAAAAGCTGGATATAGATTTCAACATGTGCCAATTATTATTACCGATTACTATGTTCATCCAGGGTGTAATCAATTTAAGAAACAAGATAAGAAGCATCCTATTACTGGGAAGAATCTCCCTGACTTTAGTCCAGATGATTGTAAGATATTTCCAGACAAGACTTTATATGGCGAACGACCAAAGTTAAAGGTAGCCATATTCACCCTAACAATGAACCGACTTGATTACACAAAACGCATGTATGAATCAATGAAGAAGAACGCTGGACATAAGTTTGATTGGTTTGTATATGATAATGGTTCTACTGATGGAACTCGCCATTGGATATTAAAGAATGCTGAAGTAAAAGAAATGATTGGTGATGATGAGAATGTAGGTATCTCAAAGGCTTCCAATGAATTATTGGACATAATTGGTGAGGGCTATGATGTAATTATAAAAGCAGACAACGATTGTTTGTTTTTAACAAAAGACTGGCTTAAAGATATAGTTGATTTATATGAAAAACAAAGACAGTTTGTTGTGTCGCCAAGAGTTGAAGGATTACGAGATACTCCAGGTGGAGTTCCAAGAACACAGTATGCTTATGTAGGAGAACACTTTTTAGGGTTGGCTCCTCACATCGGAGGAATATGTTGTGCGGCTCCAGCCTTTATTTACAAGCACTTCAGATGGGAAGAGGACGACTTTTTACACGGAGACCAGGATTATACATTTAGCCAATATGCTATTAAATACCAATACATACTTGCATATCTTGAAAACGTAATTGTAGAACACATGGATTTCACATCGTTTCAAGCGAAAGCTCATCCAGAATACGAAGCCAAAAAGGAGAAACTAAAGACTACTAAATATGAACCTAAACAATCCTAAGTTCTGGGATAAGCAATTTAAGAAGGAATGGAAGTTAATGAAGTCAGAACATATCAATGGGGCTATGGGTTATAGGTGGGACGGATTAAGATTTGATACGATGGGTACTCATATACCCACTAGGGGCAGTTTGTTAGATGTTGGGTGCGGATTAGGAAACTTTTGTCGGTATATTAAAGCTAGAAATCCCGCATTGGATGTCGTTGGTATAGATTATTCTAAGTTCGCCATCAAGAAAGCAAAGACTTTAGCTAAGAACATAGATTATATGGTCGCTGATGCTTTTCATCTACCGTTTGAGGATAATACATTTGATGTTATTTCTGTCCAAGAGATTGTTGAGCACGTTGAGAAACCGAAAGAATTGTTGCTAGAGATGAAAAGAGTTTTAAAGAGAAAAGGAGTCCTACTCCTCACAACACCATGGAAGATAGGAGATACATTAATGTCAGAAGAACATATTCAGGAATGGACACCAATAGAATTCAAAGAGATTTCAAAGGGCATTTTTGATGATAGCAAGACCGCATCTCCAATTATTATTCCGTATGATGTATTAAATAAAAGACCACTCCCTCCAAATTGGTTTTTAGTGAGGTTTGTAAAAACATGAAAGCTATCGTGGTGGTTCCAACAATCAGAGAAGAATGTATTAAGAAGTTTCTAAAGAAATGGTCGGATACGGGGCAGATGATTACGAAATGATGTTAAGAATGGATAGTATCGGCTGTAGTTTTAAAAGAGTTAAAGAAGCAGCTGGTTTTCATAAGGAGCATAAACAAAAAACCATTTCTAAGATTAACGAAAAGATTTATAAAGAGTCATTAAAACAATATTTATGAGTTTGCGGAATAAAGTTAATGTATTTTTAGAAAAAATTGCGATTGAGTTGAATCCTATTGATTGGGATATACTTGAAATAGGTATTGCTGGAGATGAGAAACCAAGTGGTTCTTATAGGTTCTTTGGAAAAAATAATAAATGGACGACAATGGACATAAACCCTAAATGGAAACCAGATATAGTTGGGGATATTACCAATAATCAAATACCAGATAACGCTTATGATTTAGTAATTATGACCCAAACATTAGAACATATTTGGGATTATGAAAAAGCTATTAAAGAGATTTATCGGGTATGTAAGAGATATGCTATTATAGATTGTCCCTTTCATTGTGCCTTTCACCAAGATAATCAAAGACAGAAACCTTGGCAAGAATGGGATGATTACTGGAGACACACCCCAGCTGCTATGAACAAACTTTTATTAAATGCTGGATTTAAGGGCGTTGACCTTGAATTCCGACACGAAGTAATTTTATGTCTAGCAACAAAGTAAAACAAACATTTATCTGTGATTTTGATGATTTAAACGCCACGACACCTGGGACAGAATTATTATTTAAATTAAAAGAGCATTATCCTAATTTTAAATGCACTTGTTTTACGCCAGGATTTCATGCAGCGTTGATGACTAAGAAAGTCACTATAGAGAAGTTTAAAGAATGGGGTAAGTTAATTAAAAACAACCCCTGGATAGAGGTAGCTCCACACGGCTTTGCTCATCTAAGAAGAGAATGGTTAATTAATGATAAGGAAATTCTAAGAACAATGTTGAAAGCTACAGAGAATTGTTTAGAAAAAGTATTGGGATTAGATTTTATAAAAGTATTCAAGTTCCCATTCTGGGAAGGAAGCAAAGAAGCAGAGGAGGTTCTCTTAGAGAATGGATATACGCTGGCTATTGACAGAAACAATCCAGTCACGCATACAGACATTCCTACATATATTTGGAGTTGGTCTATAGAACAGCCAATCCCCAAGTATCACACTATAAAGGCTCATGGACATATATGGTTGACTAATAACGGACTGGACATTGCATATCCCAATCTTCTCAAAATGCCAACAGATGCAAAATTTAAAACTATAGGAGAATATTTAAATGAAAAATAAATTACATATCATCTTTATCCATAATTCTACAGGCAGTCGTTTATACCGTATTATTCCACAGGCTTACTATATGGCTTCTCTCGGACATGATATTAAAATCAGGGGACTGAAGTCGGGGGAAACTGGCGGGATACCAGATGGGCTTCTCCAATGGGCAGATATAGTTGTAGTAGAAATGGTCTATTCGCCCACCTTTATTAACGCCTGCCATAAAGCAGGGGCAAAGATAGTTTATGAGCTTGATGATATGATGGAACGAGTCCCTAAAACTCACTATGCTTATAAGGAAATGAATTGGTGGAGAACATTTTTAACCTACTGGTGTTTGTGGAAGTCGGATGCTATCACTACAACCACAGAGGTAATTAAAAATAGATATAAGTGGTTTAACGATGACATCACTGTTCTCCCAAACTATTTTGATATATCATTTTGGCTTAAACCGCATAAGCCAAATACTTCAGATAAGATTAGGCTTTTATGGGCGGGGGGCAATTCCCATAAATTAGATTTACAATTTATAGCCCCAGTTATTAAAAAGATTTTAAATAAATATAAAAATGTTAAGTTCGTTTGTTGCGGGTTTGGTGGAACTAACTCTCCAGACAAGTGGGTTCAATATAATTATGGAGAAAGTTTGTTCAAAGATTTGCCACAAGACCAGTATGAATTTAGTTTAGGCGCTCCAATGGAAGTATGGCCGTCTAAATTGTCTTCATTGCGAGGGGACATAGCTATAGCACCAGTAGTTGAAGAACCATTTGCTAAATGTAAATCACAATGCAAATATGGGGAATATAGTTTAAATAAGATAGCAGGAGTATATTCTAAATTTCTTTATAAGTCAGTTAAAGACGGAGTAACGGGATTAGTGGCTAAAGAAAATAAAAAGGAATGGTTTGATAAAATAAGTTATTTAATCGAAAACGAAAAACAGCGTAAGATAATGGCTCAAAATGCTTACGAATGGACTATTAAGCATTCAAATTTTAAAAAACATGCTCACAAATGGGCAAATGTGTATCACAGGGTAGCGGATAAATAACATGGAATATAATAACACTGCCAATAGTCAAGGTATTTTACAAGATATTGATTATCTTTGTAATACAAATACAGCTTCGTATTCTTTAGCTGATAAAGATAGGAATGTAAATAATTGGTACAACCGAATGATAGTGGAAATTTTGGACTCAATGGACGAATGGGATTTTCAAGGTGAAGTAGCAACTGCTGATTTAGTCGCCAATCAAGGGGAATATACATTCCCAACTGATATTTTGAAGATTAAAAGGATAGAAATAGATTACAATGGTGATGGGTCCTACGTTAGGGCGCATCCTATGGACCCTGGCAGTTTAGATAAATCTATAGGCTCTTCAGCTGATATTAATAATGTGTTTTCAACAAGTCGTCCAGAGTTTGATACTTTTGATGATTCTACTTTCATTTATCCTATTCCTGATACTAATAGAACTGATGGATTAAAAATTTGGTATATGAAAGAAGTTTTACCTTTTTCAGCATTCGCTGGAAGTGCTACTTTTATAGCAGGTAATACAGCAGAGCCAGTATTTGAAGATGCTTTTCACAGGACATTATCTTTAGGAGCTTCGCTTGATTATGCCCAGAAGTTTGGTGTGAAAGGATTGGTCAGATTTTGTAAAGATGAACTTTATGGTCCAGCCCTAAGGGGCAAAGATAGAGTGGGCGGGCTTATTAGTAAAATGAAAGCATTTTACTCAACAAGAGCATCTGATAAAATATTAAGATTTAAGAGTAAATACTTTAAAGAGAGTTATAAATAATGGCAACTTCTTACAGAAAACGCACAAAGCCTTCAGTAACCTGGGTCAAAAGAACAAGGCGTGGTTTGATATGGAGAGAAGCATTAAAGACCTGGAAGGATACCCCAGAAGCTTGGCAAATGTTAAAAGACACAACTTGGACAAAAAGAACTAAACCCTAAATAGCGGTATTTATGAATAAAACTTTTATACTAACATCTTTTACAATAATTTTGTTGTTTATAATATTCGCTTTGTTTATTAAATCTCAGATTGCTCCTATTGAAGATATAGGATTTCTTGAAGAAGCAACTTGGGAAAATCCCACACTAGAACCAATGCTTGGCGCTTCAATTACTACCATTCAAGCGACTGATAAGATTTCAGATAGTCGTACTACTATCAATGACAACTTTTCTGCCTTAAATGCAGGACTTCATTGGAACGGAAACGGTGATTATATTACTCCAAGCACAACCAGTTATGGTATACTTATTAATTCTTCTTCTACTGTAATTGGAAACTTTAGCGTTGATGGACACTCAACTACTACAGGCACGGTAGATGCTGCTACTTTCTGTTTTAGTGGGGCTGATTGTTTTACGGGGACGGCTGGTTTGGGGATTAATAACTGGTCAATCGGAACAGATGAAGGATGGATAACTCCTTCAACTACGGTAGGATTTGTTGTTAGTGCTTCTTCAACTATTAACAGTTTGATTATAGAAACCAACGCCACTACAACAGGTTCTCAAAATGTCGGAGAACTATTTATAAATTCAGAAGGTTTTACAGACCTTACTGGTACGGGACTTACCAATTCTGCTGGCACACTTGTCCCCAATTTAACTGGTGGAACTGGGATAACATTTTCTAACCCTACGGTTTCATTTGATTGTTCTGAAGTAGAAGGAACGGGAATAGATTGCGCAACCGAAGCTATTACGCTAGATGCCACAGGGGATTGGACTGGAACATTTGACTCTTTACAGGGTTCGGCATATTTAGACGCTAGAAATCATACCCAGAAAGATTGGTCATCTTTTAGCCCGACAGCTATTAGCCCCTCATCAACATCGGTTGGGATTTTCGTTCAGGCCAGTTCCACTATAGAAGCTAATTTGAGAATACAGGGGAATGCCACTACAACTGGTTCATTTGCATTTCCGTCTTATGCTAATTGTAATTTAGATACTGATGCTAATGGATTATTAGTATGCGGTTCTGATGCTGGCGCTAGCGCAAGCACGCAAGCTTGGGATGCTCCTTGGTTAAACGCAATCACTCCAACTAATACATCGGCAGGTATCTTTGTCAGGGCATCATCTACTATTGCTGCCAACTTTAGAGTTGACGGGAATGCCACCACTACTGGTTCATTTTATGTGGGAACAAGCAATTTAGTTGTGATGGAAGGCGGCAACATCGGTATTGGCACGACTACGCCTAAAGACTTTAAGTTTCAAATAGCAGGAGATATCGGCCCAGATGCAGATAACCTCTATGAATTAGGTTCTGCCAACCTCAGATGGAAAGACATCCATCTAGGTCCAGGTTCAGTTAATCTTTATTCTAGCTATACAGATTCATCTAACTATGAAAAGGCTTCTTTCTCTCTTACAAGCTCTGATCAATTAGATACCAATACAGACTTTGATGCTGCAGATGAATCTGGTTTTGAACAAGAAGATTTAGCATACTCTGTGACTTTAACTCCAAACGAAACTTCCAGTTCTACAGTTACTCTTACCCTAGGAAGTGGTAATTGGAATGCAACACATAAGATTAAAAAAGGATGTAGGGTTGTAGGTAATGGAGGAAAAGCAGATATTACAGCCACTCCAGCCGGACAATCAACTATTGTTGCTTCTACAACAGTTGACTTTACTAATACAGATGCCATAGCTTCTGGTTCTTGGAATCTTTATTGTACGGACTTTGATAGTAGTGGGGCAGTGGAGTTGAGTCAGGCGGTGGTATCTGGTGATCCTATTGATTCTGATACTAAATTATTATTACATCTAGATGGTCCTGATGATTCTACAGATGATGCTGATTTTATAGATAGTTCTGGCCAGGGACATACTGTAACCCAGACTGCAAATGCTAAGTTAGAAGATACGACAAAGAAATTTGGAGATACGAGTGTTTATTTTGACGGAACAGGAGACTATTTAACTGTTCCAGACCATGCTGATTGGGATTTTGGAAGTGGGGATTTTACAATTGATATGTGGGTGCGTTTTGATTCGTTAGCCGCTACCCAAACACTATATCGTCAATCTTCTGGTGGTAAAGATACAAATGGAGCAGATTATATTAATATATATGTACCTGCGAGTCCCACTGATAAAATATACTTTCAAAATGATGCTGCTAGTGTTAATAACTTACATTGGAGTCTTTCTCCAGATTTTGCAATTGATACATGGTATCATGTTGCTATAGTGAGGAGTGGTAATACTTGGTATGGTTTTATTGATGGAGTATCTAAAACTTTAAGTTTAGATGCAGGAAACTATTCCAACTCACTTCCAAATGTAGCAAGTGATCTTTGGATTGCGGCGGGGCCTGGTGCTAGTAATGTTGAGGGCTATGTAGACGAGCTAAGAATAACAAAAGGCGTGGCTCGTTGGACATCTAATTTTACTCCGCCAACTGGAGCTTATGGCGCAGGAGGAACGATTACCCCATCCGACGAATTCTACACCATCAACACCACAGACACTAACCAACTAGACAGCTCAGACTGGACAGATATAAATGGAATAACTGTCACAGAAACATTAAACTCACAAAGTATTAACTACTCTGTATCCTTTGACGACAGAACAACCTGGTCCATAGCATCCACAACACAATCAAATTGGAGAGATATAGTAAAGCATGATTCAGGTACATGGAAGTATAACTCAAATACAACCTGGGGTTCAGAAACATGGACAGCCACAGCTACAAACACCCAAGCCTGGGCCTTAGATGACGCCTATGATATATGGACCAACGTCATGACAGGAACCTATCTCAATGCCTTAACAGACACAGATTGGGAAGAAACAAATGGTTGGTCACAATCAGTTAATACCATAGACTTTGCCATGGGTCTAAAAACAACAAGTGCAGATTCTAATCCACAAATAGACAGTATCGTAGTAGACCATGAAGGTGGAGGAACCCAGAATGAATTAACCCTTGGCACCTACTCAGAAGGGACAGGAAGTAACAGAGCAATTAAGTTTAGAACAAGTTATCAAAATGAAGGTTTTTACATTGGTACAGATGGAAATGTAGGCATAGGCACAACTACTCCTGACTCTCTCTTTACCATTAATTCACCTAATTCAACAAGCAATCTATTCCAGGTATCCTCATCAACCAACCAAAATATCTTTTTAATCAACAATGATGGAAATGTAGGTATAGGTACAACATCACCATCTCAAGTACTATCTGTCAGTGGAAATGCTCTAGCAGATGCATGGTTAACTTATTCACCTATGTACAGCGGAACTGCCTTAGACAGCATTCTATCCATAGATTGTATCCCTAATACAGAGGATGGTGATTGGTGTGATATTGAACATAGTTCCTTACCTAATGGAGTAAACATAGATAATAAATATATGAGTATAGATAGATTAGCCGTTTTTAACACCAAAGCGATTCAAGAAATAGCGAGTGTTATTGATTTAACCAACACTCCAACTACCACTCCATCTATTGGTGCCTTAGTGGCTGATAGGATTAAGGCTAAGTATATTGAAACAGAGAATCTTAAGATTAGAGCAGAAAATGCTACAGCTAGTGGAATTACTATCTATGATAGTAAGACTGACGAACCATATTGTCTCTATACTGAATATGGTGTCCCAATGACCCGATCAGGCGAGTGTGACGAAGTTTTAGGAGGTAATGAACCTCAACCTGTAATAATAGAGGAAGTAATTGAAGGAAATTCAACTACAACTGAAGAAGCGATAGAGGAGGAAGTTGAAGAAACTTCAACTAGTACTGAACCTATAATAGAAGAACCGGTTATCGAAAAACCAATAATTGAACCTGAACCAGATCCAGAACCTGAACCAGTAGTTGAAGAACCGATTATAGAACCAGGACCGGCCATAGATAAAATATCTTTAATAGCATTTATAATAATAGGGATAATAATTTTGTTGGCGACAACATTTCAAATGTAATATGGACTTAAATCAAGCAATAATAGAAATACAAAAACATATAGCGGTGCTTAATGATGACTATACTGCGATGTCTAATCAATTAGCCGTTTTAGGTAATGATGTGGATTGGCTTAAGAGATTCTTCTTTATGATAGCAGTGGCGGTCATTGGTGGATTGGTTGCTAGTATTTGGAATCTTATTTTACATAAAAAGAATGGCAAGAAATAGCTTGAATAAGAAAAAAAGATAGTTCTTTCCAAATAAAATATAACAAGGAGGTGATATTGATGTTTGGGTTGGTTGGATTAGGAGCAATAATTTTAATAATTGCTATTGTGGTTTACAAGAAACGAAAAAATGGCTGTAAATGCGAAGATTGTCAAGAGGAAACCGAATTTCCTGATTGGAGGTAATGTGAAAATAATTCTTTGGAGCATTGCCATCCTTTATGGCATACTGATACTCTGTAATATTTTTCAAGTATTCAGAATTGGATAAGGAGGTGTATTATGTGTTCATTCTGTGATAGACCAGCCAAGAGTTGGTCAAAGAAAATACCCAACCTTCAGTTCTGTAAGCAACATCTTAGGAAGCTGATAGATAACTTTATTATCGGTTGTGTTAAGTGCGGAGCATTTACGTTGGTTAATAAGGATGATTTTATCCTTGAGAACGCTGACCATCTCCACGATAAGCCTTGGCTTGTTAAAGAGATTCGCTCACCTAAACCTAAGTTTCTACTTGACCCTGAGTGTAAAGTTTGTAAAGGAGAACGCACTGGTTGGATTCTGACAAAGGAGGACCTCATATGCAAGAAATCCTAGAGTTCATTAACAGCGGTGAGTATCGTATAGAAGCTGATTGGATTAGCAAAAATACATTCGCACATATCGTCCCATTGGAAAATTTGATTGTCCTAAATATTACCTTGCTCGTTGCAGAAGCATTCGTTCACGAATACATGCACGACAAGTATCCTTATCTAAGTGAAAAAGCGATAATCAAAAAAACCACTCGGATGATGAACCGAATGACCGTTCCGCAAATCCACACAGTAGCCCAAAAGGTTATGGATCAGATTGAGCTCAATATGAAAACGATGCTAACCATTAAAATCAATGGGAGGCAGAATCATGGGCAACTGTCCTGTAAAAACGTGTAATCAGATGACAGCTTTAACCACCCACCACATTTTACCGAAAAGGTTTTTCGGTAAGACACCCTTTGTTGTCCGTTTGTGCCAAAGATGCCACACAGAACTGGAAAGAAAAATACCCAATAAACAACAGTTAACGCCTCATCAATACTTTGCTATCGCCCATAATTTTGTGATGGCAACGAAGAAAACTATATTTTAAGGAGGGATTATGAGAAAACGGGTTTATATCGCAGGTGCGTATTCGGCAAATGATGCCATATCGGTCTTAAATAATATGAGAACAGGAATGAGGATGGGAGCCCGAGTTTTAGTAGCTGGGTTTGCCCCATTCGTTCCTTGGCTGGATTACCATTTTACTCTAATGCAGAGGAATGGCGAGAAGGTATCTCTACAAGACTATTATGACTACTCTATGGCTTGGTTGGAAGCATCAGATGTAGTGTTTGCCCTGCCGAGTTGTCGGCATTCCAAAGGAGCTAAAGCTGAGATTAAAAGAGCCATAGAATTAGGTATTCCAATCGTTTATTCATTCAAAGAATTAATTGAATGGGGAGGAGGATAAATTGAACAAAGAAGCCAAAAAAGAGTTCATTGAAAAGAATAGAGGTAAGGACAAGATACGAGGCAGACCTATCCGTCTTAACCGTCAAAGTTTAAAGGTTAAGAATGGAAAGAACTATTCCGAGCTGTTGTTTTGGGGTGATTGTCACTATGGATATCCCACATCCGATTTAGAGACAGCCAAAGCGATGCTGGATTATGCTCTTGAAAAAGAAATCTATGTATTATTAATGGGAGATTAAGATTAGTCTCCGTATGGCAGTAATGTCATACAAGAAAGTTGGCCGTATCGGGGAAACCTTAACTGGCAATCCCGAGGAAAGACTCCGAAAGGAGAATCCGTAGAGACTACACGCCAACCCCTTGTATTATTTCTAACCGTATGCTAAAATTAGAATATGGATAGAAATAATAAAGGACAATTTGTATCCAGACCACTCAAAGAGTGTGTCTATAAGGGACACGAAAAAGACTATAAAAGAGATTGGTATCTAAAAAACAAAAAAAGGCTATTAAAGCGTAGTCGAGAAAGATACCAAGAAAACAAAGAACGATATAGCGTAGCTACTAAACTTTGGCAGATGAGAAATGCTGAAAAGGTCAAAGTTTATAAGCAAAAAAATAAAGACGCTATTCGCTTCGGCGGAAACAGAAAAATCGTTCTAAAAAGAGATAGTAATTCGTGTCAGGTCTGTGGAAAGACAGACAAATTAGTTATTCATCATCTCGACGAAACTGAGAATAGAAAAAAGATGAATGCTAATAATAATATAGACAATTTAATTACTCTTTGCAGGGGCTGTCATATAAAAGTCCATAGAAACAAGGTGAAGATATAGTCCGAACTGTATAGAAATATACAGCTAACTACTTGTTAATTGAATGTGGACTCAAGGATAGTATCGGAGACAGCATGTATCGGCAGAAACTTAATCCAGATGCTCAAATGTGGACTATGATAGAAATACTTAAACCAGTAGCAGAAGCTGGATTGATTATTGGAATGCACTGTGGAAACCATGAATCACGAATCACCAAATCAACAGGGATTGATATTACCAAGATTATGGCACGGATATTGAATGTACCATACCTAGGTTTTTCCTGTTGGAGTTTGTTGTCCGTTAATGGAACAAGGTATTCAATCTATTCCACTCACGGAACTGGAGGTTCTAAGTTTAAGCATACCAAGCTCAAGACGGTCATTGACCAGTGTGCCTGGATTAATTCAGATGTACTGGCACAGGGTCATGTTCACTCAATTGCCTGTGAACCGATTATCAAACAAGGGTTTGATGCTACCAAGAACCGAATTGTTGAGGACAAACAATATGTTTGCCTCACTGGTTCTTATATGCGATGGGACAATAGCTATGCTCAGGCTGGCAATATGCCAATCACTAAGCTGGGTTCTCCCAAAATCAAACTGTTCTCAGACAAGAAGGGAGTTCATTCTTCAATGTAACCCAAGCGGGGGAGCTGTGTTGCTCACAATCTGGTTCAGTCCAGTCCCGCTCCAAAGTGAGGTGATGCGAAAGGAGGGTGCGTGATGGCTAAGTTCTTTGTTATATTGTTAGCGACTGTTTTGGCTACAACCAGTTGTGTTTATTACAAAAATGTTTTCAATCCCGCTGTTATTGAGAAAGCAGTAAAATCTTTAGCGATAGTGGACACCAAAGCCATTCTTGAAATTGATGGTGAGGTCGTGGAAAAAGTGATGAGAGGGACAGCGTTTTATCTGGGAGATGGCTATGTGTTAGCCCTAACCCACACTACTAAGTTTCTGGAGTTTGAAATGGTAGCAAGTCCTTTTGGTTACTATCCAGTAACGAGAAAGATTATCGCTGAAAAGTGGCTTATCGATGGAGAGGAAATCGAGCTGATAGGACGACACAAGGATATATCTCTGTTTCTTTCTAACAGCAAGAAGAAGTTCCCCCTTCCCTTTGGTGATTCCACAAAGGCGAGGATTGGGACTGAGGTTGTTGTGTTGGGTTGGTCTTTCGGAAAAGCGACCAATATAAAGAACGGCATAATCTCTAGAACTCATATTAAAGATGAGTATGGGGACATAGCAGAAGACTGCTTCCTTATCACCGTTCCTACCAACTCTGGCGACAGCGGAAGCCCCATGATTGCTCTTCGCAATAATGGCTTTG